ATATTGGCAATCTTTACAGCGCACCACCTCCGCAACGTCAGCGGCGGGGAGGGCATCTATCGCTTTCCGTGCTACAGCAAGACCAATATTTTCAGGGGATAATTCTCCTGGAAAATCAACCAAAACGGCAAATGCCATTGCCCTTTCAATGTACTCCTTCATTCCTTTTCCCTCCGTAGTGCGGCCTCAATTTCCAAAATCGAGAATGTATGACTTAATGGCTCTGCATTCGGTATTTCAGTCTCCGCCGTGATAAATATATTTTCAGGCGTGTAATCCTTAATAACCGCATTGCACCAAAATCCTGTGCTGCTCTTGTATGAAATTTTATACCCAGGTTGGCACGGCATCACCACGCACCGCCTCTCTCTGTCCGCCAAGGCCAGTTCCCACAGGCGATCAAATGAAACCCCAAAAATATCCTCAATGATTTCTGAAAAGGTCATATCAAACAGGCTGCATTTATTCATTTTACAATTCCTCCTTCTTATCGCGTGGCTTCTGAATATTCCACT